AGACAACGAGTTAGGGGATTCGGCCGAAGCAACTACAGCGCCAGCTACAGTACGCACGAACGCCGACGAACTGCCCGAGGACCTGGCCGAAGTGGTCGAACGCTGGGGCCGGCTGTCACCTGCAATCAAGGCGGGCATTCTGGCGATGATCCGCACGGAGGAACCTTGACAGATTTTGCCGGGGTCCTTCCCAGGGGGACGGCGCGGGGGGCTTCGCCCGGCGATCGGTCGGCTTTTTTTCACGCGATGGGCAAAAGTTGGGAGTAAGTAAGCGCGCACGCGGCGCGGCTTCGCCACGACCGACCGGACCCCGTAGGTACTACCCCGGGGCCCGGCCCAAGACACGGGGCCCCAAGAGATTGCACGGTTTCTGCGCGCACCCAGTTTTCCGGGATTGCTTCTTCTTCCTTGTATTCTTCAGACCCGGAAGCAATGGCGAGCGAACTCGACGAAATCTACGCAATAGAGACGCTCCTGAACAAGGCAGCAGAGCCGCGCGATCTCGTTGCCGCGTTTGGCGTCTTCGATATTCAGGTATCATTACTGAATGCTCCGGTCGCCGCCACGCTGTTTCGCTCGGCGGTCGCCGGCGACACGTCAGCCGCAAAGATGTGGTTAATAAATCGTGACCCGGCGAGTTGGTCAACGCGCAGCCGTGCTCCGCAGGCTCCGAGAAAAGGACCGGACGGAGACGAGGAGTCTCGCGACTCGTCGCCGGCTAATCCATTCGAGCGGCTACGCCTAGTAGGTTGATCGCATGACATTGAAGCAGCTCGCCGCGCAGCTCGGCGTCTCAACTAAGACGATACGCTCCTGGGTCGATCGCGGCCTGCCGCACGGTCGCCGCGGTCGGGCCTACGATTTCGATCCGCAGCGCGTGGCCGAGTGGCTCGTCGAGGCCGGCCTGGCCAAGACCCGGCGCGTGGTACGCACGCGCGGCGAGGTGGCTCGCTTCTTCGAGGTCTCCGAACGCACGATCGGCTACTGGCAATCGCGAGGCATGCCGGGCGGGCCCGGCGATTACGACCTCGACGAGATCGTATCATGGCGAGAACGAGAGGGCCTCGGCCGCAGCGACGAGGACAGCGTCCGCGCGCTGGGCCAGCGAATCGACAACGAAATGAAGCAGCTAAAGCTCGGCCAGCTCCGCGGCGAGCTGATCGCTGTAGAGCCGATCGTCCGGTTGTTCACCCGCCACATACACGAGGCGAAGGCCATTTTTGAGCAGATCCCGGAACGCGTGCTGTCGGCACTGCCAGCGCAGACGCCGGCCAAGACACGACGTCGGATCCGCCAGCAGTGCCGCAAGATTATCGACGACTCGTTGCGGTCGCTCTCCGATCTGTTGGCCGCTCCCGAGTTGACTGCTGAGGAGGCCCCGTAAGATGCTGGCCGCCGTGATCATGGTAAGCTCCATAATACTCAGCCCGATCAGCCAGGTCATCGCCGCCGGCCGGGAAGCCTGGCAGCCGGCTCCGCGGCCGGTACGATCGCAATGGTGTGTCGAGCATATCAAAATCCCGAGTCAGACCGGCGCGCAGCCTGGCTCATTCGACCTCGCTCACGGCCATCCGTACATTCGCGAGATCCTCGACGCCGTCGACGATCCAGACATACGCCGGATCACGTTCATTGCCTGCACGCAGATCGGCAAAACGGAGGCGGTCAAGGCGATCGCGCTGAGCCAGGGCGAGGTTGATCGGGCGCCGATGATGTTCGCCGGTCCCGACCAGGTCTACACGCGCGAGCACCGCCGGGTGATCTACATGACGGCCGAGGCCTCGCCCACGTTATCGAGGCGGATCCCGCCCGAGCGGCTACGTAACGATTTATGGATCGATCTCCAGAAGAGCCTGGTATACCTGGCCTGGAGCGGATCCTCGCAACGGCTCTCCGGCCGCGCCTGCAAGGTGGTCCTGTGCAGCGAGGTCGATCGCTGGCAGAACTCGCCGACGCTGGCCGAGGAGCGGACGAAGGCCTTTTCGGCCAACTCGACCGTGATCTTCGAGGGCACGCCGGTCGATCATTCGCCGTATCTGGAGGATTACTACAAGCAGAGCGATCGCCGCACGTTTCACGTCCCCTGTCCGCAATGCGGCCACTGGCAGGCGTTGCGATTCTTTCCGCACCGCAAGGGCCCCTACGCCGGCCGCGGCGGCGTGGGCGGCCTGAAAGACGAGCGCGGCAACTGGCGATCGCCCGAGCAGGCGCGGCTGGCCGCATATTATATTTGCGAGCGCGGATGCCGGATCGAGGAAGAGGACCGGATGGAGATGATCCGTCTCGGCCGCTGGGTGCGCGACGGCCAGCGGATCGACGCCGGCGGCACCCTGTGCGGCACGGCGAAGAATCCATGCCGCCACGCCGGCTACCGGCTGAACTCGCTGTATTCCTCGACGATCACCTTCGGCGACGCGGCGGAGAAATACCTCGGCATTCGCGATTCCCAGGAAGGACTTTCGCGATTCTTCAACGACTGGCTGGGGCTGGGATTCACTGCCCGCGGCCGCACGCCGTCTTGGAAGGATCTCGGCCAGCGGCTGGCCGGTCCCGTGCCGCGCGGCGTGATCCCGCGGGCGGCATATTTCCTAGTCGCGGCGGCCGACGTCCAGGAGAGAGGAGTATATTGGTCCGTCCGCGCGTTCGGCGATCGCAAGACGAGCTGGTTGGTGGATTTCGGCTACCTGGCCAAACAACTCCGGCTCGGCATCGGCGAGGACGATCAGGCCGAGGAGCAGATCGCCAGCGACCTGGCGCAACTCGACGAGGCGGTGCTTTCGCGGCGCTGGCCGGTCGACGGCCAAAACGCCCGCGGCCTGTCCCATCTTGCGGTCCGGCTCCTGGGCGTCGACCGAGGTTACCGAGCCACCGATGTAGACGCCTTCATCCGCGCGCATCCGGGGACCCGCGTGACGGCCGTCTACGGCGATCCCAAGATCACGCCCGGCACGCTCTATCGTCCGATGAAGACCGAGCGTTCGGCCCGCGACGGCCGCCTGGTCCCGGTCGAGGATCCTCGCACATGGGGCATCGAGACGGGGGCCTACAAATCGGAGATCTCCGACCGCTGGTTCGCCGACCGCACGCAACCGGGCGTATGGTGGCTGCCGTCGGACATTTTAGAGACCGACGGGGGCGAGGACTATCTCCGCCAGATCACGGCCGAGAGCCGCCGCTTCGAGCTGCTGAACGGCCGGAAAGTGGTCCGCTGGTTGCTAATTTCCAAGGGCGCGCCGAATCACTACTTCGACACCGAGGTATACAGCGCGTGCCTGGCCGACATGATCGTCGGCAACTGCTGGGAGGCCGCCGAGTGGGCCGTCCCGCAGCGTGTCGCGGCCGCCCGCGACGAACACGAACACGCCGCCCGCGAAGCGCCGGCGGACGATTTTTCGGCCAGATAGGGCCGACAGACAATCCTTTACAGAAAGCGAAGTTGATAATGGCAAAGAGCACAGCAAAACCGGCCAAGCCCTTGGCCGACGATCCCGCCGCCGACGTCGTCGAGCAGCCGGCGACCAAGCCCGCGCCGCCCCGGGCCCGGCAGTCGTCGGCCCCATTCTGTCCATATCATAAAAAAACGCGATGCAAGGCGGGCCACAGCGATGCCTATTTCACGCGTTACTACTGCCCAGAGGAGGGCTGCACCTACTCGCAGAAGGTCGCGCGGCCGAACATGCCGTCGCGGCTGCACCGCGCGGAAGATTTTGGAGCGCGGTAGCGGATGCTGCACAAATCGCACTGGAGCGCGCATCTTCGCGGCCGTCCGAAGCAGCGCGGCGAAATGAACAAGCTCGAAAGCGCCTGGGCGGCCGAGTTGGAAACCCGCCGGCTGGCCGGCGAGTTGCTCTGGTGGCGATACGAGGCGGCCACGCTGAAGCTGACCGAGAAGACTCCCGGCGGCAAGCCGGGCATCCGCTACACGCCCGACTTCCTGGTGATGCTCCCGGACGGCCTGCTGGAGTGTCACGAGGTAAAGGGTTTCGCGGCCCCCGTCGACCTCAACCGTCTGAAGCTGGCCGCCGACATATTTCCGTTTCGCTTCCTGCTGGTCCGTCGCGGCAAAAAAAACTCCGGTTGGCAGACCGAGGAGTTTTAGTCATTCCGGCAACAGACTCCGCGGCTTGCAGCCCAGGGCCTCGGCGATCGCCGGCAGCCGCTGGAGGGTCAAGTGGCGTCCGGCCTCGGCGTGGTACCAGGTCGAGGTCGGCATGCCCGCCCGGTCGGCCGCTTGTTCGACGGTAAGCTTCTTCCGTAGCCGCCGCCGGCGGATGATCGCGCCGACCCTGCCGGAATAAGTGGTTTCGTTTTGTTGTTTGAGTGGTCTAGCCATTGTCGAGCCCATCATTGAAAGGGGTTGGTGAGCCAAAGATCGGTGGGATTCCCGCCATCGCGTCGAGGATGATCCGCGTGCTGTGCATCATTGACACGTGATCGACCGGGCTGGCGACGGCAGAGAAAAGCCGCCTGTCCGGCCCGAACAGATTCCAGCGGCAACGCCCGCCGCCGAGGACCTCGAATTCGATCCGCGTGACGTCGACCATTCCGTCCTGTCCGCAGATCGCTTCTTGTAGAGTGTTAGCCATTGGCAGCTCCTTTCTAAAAATAGGTGACGACGAACGTCCATCTTATCTATGCCCCGGTGTCGGCCGAGATTTAGCGTTATCTGAAAAAAAGGGAGAAACGGGCCGGCCCCCGGAGGGGCCGGCCGTCCGTTCAGGACTGGAAACCGTGCCAGCTTTCGGCCAGTTCCCGGCGAATCTGCGAGACCCGGCCGGCCGAAACGCCGAATCGATCGGCGGCTTCTCCGGTCCGGTCTCCCATTGCCAGGCTCGTGGCGACTTGCCGCTGCAGATCGGTTAGCGTGCCGATCCACTGCCGCACGTCCAAGCGAAAGGCCGCGATTCTCGCCGGATCGTCCCCGGTGCGGTAGACCGCCGCCGGATCAAGACGGAATCGCCCCGGCTTTTCCCGGTCGGGCGATGGCGGGCCGTCGATCGACCGGATCGACTCCGAGAAAACCCGCCCGCTCGCCACGCGGCGAACCGCGTAGGCCGCCAGACTGCCCGGCGTTGCTTCGTCCGATGCAAGTTGCATCAACTCGAAAGCCACGCTTGCCGAGTCGGCGAGTTTGGTTTCCCGGTCCGCGTCGCCGGCGAAACGCCGCTTGGCGGCCAGAATTACCACTGGCAGAACATCGTCCTGGAAGTTACACTTCCCCATGGTTCGTTTCTCCTGACTAGGGGGCACAGCTCGGCCCGGGCTGACCCATTCAGTTCCGGGCCGTTTCTTTTCGCGATCAAGGTAGCCCCGCGGGGCCCGCTCTGCTGATCGTCGCCGAATTGTCAAAGAGCCGTTTCGTTCATTGCTTATATTTTATCAGAATCCGATAAAACGTCAACCCCCAAAACCGAAAATTCCGAAAGTTTTCCAAAGTATTTCCGGCGAAATCCCCAATCCGTCGCCCGCGACATTTCGCCGGAAATAATCCGCCCGCCCCCCTCCGCTTGCAGGGCCCGCTTTCCAAACTTTGGAAAGCCGGGCCTCTTTTTCGCGCCGGCCTTCCAAAGTTTGGAAGTCTGCGGTGGATAATCGCGCCGCGAATCGCTCATCATGTTCGCGTGACTGCCCAAGAACATCTCGACCTGATCGACGCCGTGATCGAGAAGCGGCTCCGCGGAGACGCCTACGAGTCCTATAGCGAGGCCGAGGCCCGTTTCGGCGGCACGCCGCTGGAAAAGCTCTATTCGCTCCGCACCGATCTGCAGCAAGAGATCGCCGCCTCGGCCGGCGGAAACTTCCGCCTGGCCGCCCCTTTCAGCGAGTAACCGTCGGATGAAATAGACCAGATGAGCTATATCGTCAAGCAGAAGCTGGGGCCGATCGGCCGCGTCCGCCGCGCCCTCGGCGTGCTGATGACCGGCACCGGGCTGAAGGTCTACGGCGCGCATCCCTACAAAGGCGGCGAGGTAAACCGGCTGAACAAGACCTGGCAGCCGAACCACTATTCGGGCGACGGCGCCGTCGCCGAGGACTGGGAGCTGCTGACCGCCAGGATCCGCGACCTGGGCCGCAACGATCCGGCCATCCGGTCGCTAAAGCGAGCGCTGCTGGACCACGTGGTCTCGACCGGAATCGGCACCACGGCCAACGTGACCGTGGCCGGCGAGCTGGTCGAGGATTTCAACGCCGAGTCCGACGAGTTGTTCGAGTGGTGGAGCGAAAACGAGTGCGACGTCGAGCGGCGTTTGAGTTGGCCCGACATGCAGCGGCAACTGTTCGAGGAGTTGCTGGAGACCGGCGACGCGCTGCTGTTGCGATGCGCCGATCCGGACCGCGCCCGCTCGATCCCCTTATGCTACCAGGCCCTGGAGGCCGAGCAGCTCGACGCGATGAAGGATCAGCTTCCAGGGGCCGGGCGCAACGAAATCAAACGCGGCATCGAGTTCGACCGCCGCGGCCGCCGCGCCGCCTATTGGCTGTTCTCCGCGCACCCCAGCGATCCGCACGCCGCGTTCAGCACCCGCTCGATCCGCGTCCCGGCAGAGCGCGTGATCCACTTCACATTGCCCGGCCGTCCCAGTCAGACCCGCGGCGTGGGCCTCTATAACGCCATCATCCAATCCGCTCGCGACCTGGACAACTATCTCGGTAGCGAACTGACCAGCGCCACCATCGCCAGCCTGTTCACGGTCGTTCACAAGACGAAAACTCCCGGCACCGGGATGGGCTTCGTCGGCGACGGCTCGGAGACCGATGCGTCGGACGATTACGGCAATCCGCTGATAAAGCTCGGCCGCGGCATCGTCTCGCAGATCCCCCGCGAAGACGACGTCACGCCGGTCAAGGTCGACCGGCCAAACAACAAGGCCGACACCTTCGTGCGGCTGATCCTGATGCTGATGGGGATGGGCGGCGGCGTGTCGCGCTACCGTCTGACGCGCGACTACAGCGGCACCACCTACATCGCCTCCCGCGCCGCTCATATCGACGACCGGGCCAGCTTTCGGCCCTTGCAAGGCTATTTCGGCCGCCAGCTCTGCCTGCCGGTGCGGCGAGATTTCCAGCTTCAAACGGCCGCCTACGGCGGCTTTTCCAGCGTCTCCGCCACGCAGTTCCGGCGGCAGTTGCGCCGCTGGCAACGGCTGCAGCTCCAGCTCCCCGGCTGGGAGATGCTCGATCCGGAGAAAGAGACCGACGCCGCGATCGCCCGGATCGGCGCCGGCCTCTCGACGCTGGAGGAAGAGTGCGCGGCCCGCGGCAAGAACTGGCGGCGCGTGATCCTGCAGCGGAAGCGCGAGCAGGACTTCGCCGCCGAGCACGGCGTGACGCTGAACCTGATGCGTCCCAGCACGGCCGGCCAGGGCGGGCAGGCGGAACCCGAACCGGTCGCGGAGGAATGACCAGATGCCAGCCGAGCAGAAAAAACACGCGATCCGCAACGTGGTCCGCACGGTATGCGCCACCCCCTGGGCGATCGAGCCGCAAAAGCTCGACGAGATCGTCGAGTTGCTCAACCTCCGCGCCGAGGGCGCAACGCTCGACGAGGAGGAGATCCGCCAGCGGCTGGCCGCCGCCCGGCCGACGCTGGCTATCGCCGGCCGCGTATCGTCCGAGGATGGCGAGGAGGCGGCCTACCGGTTGACCGAGCAGGGGATCGCCTTGATTCCGCTCTACGGCGTGCTGGCCCCGCGGATGAACATGATGACCCGCATCAGCGGCGGCACGTCCACCGAGCAGTTCGCCGACGCCGTCCGCCAGGCGGTCGCCGACGACCAGGTCCGCGCGATCGTGCTCGACGTGGATTCGCCGGGCGGCAACGTCCAGGGCACTGAAGAAGCGGCCCAGGCCGTCAGGGAAGCGCGATCCAAGAAGCCGACCATAGCCGTCGCCACGAACCTGATGGCCTCGGCCGCCTATCACATCGGTTCGGCGGCCGCCGAGATCGTGGCCAGTCCCACCGCGCTGGTCGGCTCGCTGGGAGTGTTCACCGTCCACAGCGAATCATCCGAGAATCGCCGCTCCTACGGCGTCCGCGACACGGTGATCAAGGCCGGCAAGTTCAAGACCGACGGCAACGCCTACGAGCCGCTCGGCCAGCAGGGCCGGGCCACGATCCAGGAGCGGATAGATGATTACTACGAGCTGATGATCGGCGCCGTGGCTGAGAATCGCCGCGTGTCGGTCGAGACAGTCAATGAACAATTCGGCCAGGGTAAGGCCTGGGTCGCGCATCGCGCGGTCTCCGCCGGCCTGGCCGATCGTATCGGAACGCTTTCCGGCGTCATGGCGGAGCTCGCCCGGAAACTTGATAGTCCCTCCGCCGTCGCAATCCAATCCACGGAGAACATGACCATGGATAAGGAGATTTTCCAGGCCCTCGTCAATCGAGGCCTGATCGCCGCCGAGGCCACCGAGGCCGAGGCCGCCGCCGCGCTGAAAGCCTGGTACGCCGCCACCGGCGGCAAGCCGCCCGCCGACGCCGAGGGCAAGTTGGACGCCAAGCGGATCGTCACCGATCTGACCGCGTCTGCCTCCAGCGCCGGAACAACCGCCTCCAGCGCCGGAACAACCGCGTCCAGCGCCGGAACAACCGCCTCCAGCGCCGGAACAACCGCCTCCAGCGCCGGAACAACCGCGTCCAGCGCCGCGCCCGCCGAGCCGGAGCGGGCCGAAGGCCGCGAAGATCTCACCGCTCGCGACCGCCGGCTCCGCGCCGACGCGGCCGCGGCCGAACGGGTCCGCATCGAGGAGATCCGCTCCCGGGGCGAGCTGCTGGGCGTGGCCGCCGAAACCATCCAGGCCGCCGTCGACGAGGGCACGTCGCTTGCCGACTTCCTCGACTCGGCGACCAAGAACCTCACCGCCAGGGAGACCTCCGTGCCAAGACTCGAATCGGGCCAATCGGCCCAAGAACGGTTCGCCGACGCCGCCTGCGACGCGCTGCTGTTGCGGTGCGGAGTCGCGTTGGGCGAGGATCGCCAGCCGAGCGAAGGCGCCCGCGCGTTGGAGTACGGCTCGCTGATCGACCTGACCAAGGAATCGTTCCGCGTCGCCAGCGGCCGCGCGCCGATCGGCAGCAACGACACGATCGCCAAGGCCGCCCTCGGCGATCCGGAAGCGATGCGGATCCTGGGGGCCGATTTCCCGGCGCAGACGCCGGGCTCGTTCCCCAACATCCTCGCCAACGTGGCCAATCGCACGCTGGAGGCGGCCCCGCAGTACGTTGGAACCACCTTCCAAAACTGGGCCGCCCGGCGGCCCAGCGTCCCCGACTTCCGGCCGCAGACCCTGGTCCGCTTCGGCACCTTCGGCGAGTTCCCGCTGCACGTCGATGGAGACAACTTCGAGCAATCGGAGCTGTCCGAGGACTATGCCTGGCTCTCGGTCGACAGCTACGGCGACGAGTTCGGCCTGACGCCGCGGATGATGGTCGACGACGACCTGGGCGCGTTCATGGACGCCCTTGGCGACAAGCAGGCGGCACACGACCAGACGCTCAACCGTCTGTGCGTCAACCTCCTCACCGGCAACGTGCTGTGCGCGGACGGCGTTGCGTTGTTCAACGCCGCCGGCCACCAGGGCAACGACATCCTCGCCGGCGCCGGCGGCCAGCCGAGCACCGCGCAACTCTCCGCCATGCGGACCGTGCTGCGGCAGCAGACCGGAGTCGGCGGCACGCGTCAACTCAACCAGACGATCGCTCGGCTGCTGGTGCCCGAGGCGCTGGAAACGGTGACCCAGCAGTTGTTGGCCGCCACGCTGCAGATCCATCCGATCCAGGAAACGGCCACGCCCGTCTTCAAGGGCCAGGTCGCCTGGGACGTCGAGCCGATGCTTACCGCCCATTCGGCGGCGATTTACTACGGCTTCGCCGATCCGGCCCGCGCCCGCTCGATTGTCTACTGCTACCAGCGCGGTTTCGAGCGGATGGTCACTCGCAACTATTACAACCCGCAAAACAACTGCCGCTTTTGGCAGTTCGAGGGCCGCTTCGCCGCCGCCGTGAACAATTACCGCGGCGTGATCCGCAACGCCGGGGCGTAATTTCCACGGGTCGAGAGCCACAAACCAAAAACCAAAAACTCCACACGGGAGAAAAAACCATGAACGTGATCGACAAAATATTCGACTTCCTCGGCGCGGCCGATCCGCCCGCCGCGGGGGCGCGAGACGGGGGCCCCTGGGTCCAGACGACCGTGCAGACGGCCGGCACGCCGCTGGTGGTCGCCGAGGAGGGCTACATGAAGCTCGAACTCGACGGCACGCAGGAAACGCAACTCGCCTGCCTGCACATGGCAGACGAGCTGCCGCTTGACATCGACAAGATCCAGCAGGTCGATTTCTGGGCCAAGCTGGGCGCGGCCACGCTGCCGGCCTCGGTGTCGCTCTGCTTCGGCCTGGCCTCGGCTCGCAACAACGATCCGGACCTGATCGCCTACCACGCGCTGTTCCGCGCGTACGGCACCACGGCGGTGACGATCGATACCGACGACGCCGTCCACGACAACGACGACGCGGCCACCGGCCAGGTGATCAGCAATTCGCTGAAGCGGTTCACGATGGACTTCGCCAGCGGGATCCGCACCGTCTCGCCGCCGCCCAGCCTGGGCGGCAAGGCCAACGTCCTGTTCTCGATCGACGACGCCCGCAACAACCTGCAGCCGGTGGCACGCGGCACCACATTCGATATGTCGAGCTACGCCGGCGGCCTGCAACTGTTCGCCCAGATCCAGAAGGGCGCCGCCAGCAGCGTGGGGGCGAGCGAATCGGCCAAGCTACTGATCGAGAAGATCCGCGTCCGCTACCTGGCCGGGGCCTAACGCAGTCCGTCCGTTCCTGCCGGGGACCGGGGGAGCCTTTCCCCCGGTCCCCATGGAATGAACACGAGGAGCCCCCGCCATGACAGTCGATAATTTCGCCGCCGCGCGGCGCGAAAACGCGGAGTCCGGCCTGATCTTCGCCAATACGGATCATTTCGGCGAGGAGGTCGTCTACCGGCCGGTCAACTCGGCCGAGCGATCCGTGACGGTCCGGATCTCCGCCTTCGTCCAGGGCGACGCCGAGGTCGAGCTGGGCGATCGCCGCGACGAGTCGATCCTGGTCTCGATCTGCAAGGATCCCGGCGCCGCCCGCGGCGGCGTGGCAGACCCCGGCTCCGGCGACTCGCTGCTGCGCACCGGAGATCCGGTCGACGCCCCATGGTCTTACCAATTTCGCCAGGGCGAGACGGCCAGCGAGTGGAAGCTCGTCTTCGGCCGTCGTCGCCCGCAACGCTACGGCCCGCCCGCGGAAGGATAGACGGATGGCTGCGCAAGAGACAAACGGATTGAAAAAGATGCTCTGGCAAGCGGCCGGCACGCTGATCGTCACGATCGTGCTGCAGTCGGGCGTGCTGGCCTATTGGGCCGGGGCGATCTCGACGCGGATGTCAGTAGCCGAACGCGACATCGGCCAGATCTGCGAGCGGATTCACGCCATCGAGCGCCGCCTGCCGCCCGCCAACTGAACTGGACGAACAATGGAAACCGCCGCCGGCCCTATCGACGCCTCGCTGCTTGCCGCCGAGCGGCTGCTGGCCGAGTCGACCGCCTTCCAGCGGCGCGGCGGCTGGGCCAACGCGGCCGAGGCCCGCCAGCAGGGAATCTATCTGTTCGAGACGTTCGAGGAAAACCCGGCGCAGCTCCACCGCCGCCGCCCGTTCGCGGCCATCTGGCACGCGGACGCATCCGACCTGGAGCAATACGCCGGCGGGCAACGGAATTTTCTGGAGCCCTCCGGCGAGCTGGTGCTGATGCTGACCGACCGCGACCGCTATCCGGCCAATCGTCGGCAATCCGGACTGGATTTCTGCGGCTGGCTATCGCAGGTGCTCTGCCGAGACATGGCCGGCCACTCGGCCGTCAGCGACCGCCTGCCGATCACCGCCATGCGCTGGCTGGTGCGGCCGACGCACTCGCCGGCGCTCGACGAGCCCAGCGCCGGCGCCTACTGGCACTGCGGAGTACTGCTGACCTGGAAGGGCTGAGACGCGTGATCCCGATCCATATAAAAATCGAATTCGATCCGCCCGCCGAGACCTACGGCCGCAAGCTGCCGGAGGTCACGCGCGAGGCGCACCGCCGCGCCGCGCTGCACTGGCATGCGGAGATCCTTCCCGGCCACTTCACCGATTACGCCCGCTTTCGCTACGGCCACAAGTCGCGCAGCTCCCGTTACCTGAAATACAAGCGGCTCTACGCCCGGCTCGGCCGCGGCGTCCAGGACGGCGGCCGGATCGACCTGGTCTACAGCGGCCTGACGCGGCGGAAGATGCTCCGCCCGCCGGCGGTGAAGGCCTTTCCCAGCCGGGCCACGCTCGACATGCACGCGCCGAGCTACGTCAAGATGCGGCCCTTCCGCCGCAACGCCCCGGCGATGGGCGAGGAGCTCGTCCGCATGAACGCCAACGACCTGCAGGCGGTGGAGGAGGTCCTCGGCCGCGCGGCCGAGGAAGGGCTCAAAAAAATCAACGACACCCGGCGAGTGATCGTCGGCTAACCGAGGAGAGTCCATTATGGGCATGACCAAGAAATTCTATTTGCACGGGATCCTCTTGCCCAGCGGCGCGTGGATTTCCCAACTGACGGACACCACGCCGGCGGCGGCGGTCGAGCAGATCTGCGAATACGCCGCCGGGGCGTACGTACCGAGCTTCCGCGGCGGCCACGGCGCGGTCCCGGAGATCACCTTCACCAGCCCGCAGTTGAAAACTGTCCTCGACCTGTGCGGGCTGGCCGGCGCCGACCTCTCGGCCGGCAACGTCGATCTGTTCTACCGCGCCGCGACCAACCTGGGGACCCGCGCCGCGATCGGCGACGGGGCCCACATCCGCATCCGCGCCGTCCGCGCGATGATGACCTGGGACCAGATCACCGCCCGCCAGAACCAGTTGGCCACGATCGGCTGCCGGATCATACCGACCTTCGACGGTACGACGCCGCCGCTGGTCGGGCTGGGCAGCCAGACGATCGCCGCCAACCTGTTGGCCTCCCAGGCCTACACGCTGGGGCCGGTGAAACTCAACGGGGCCTGGATCGACGGCTCGATCGACTGGACGCTGAACCTCAACCCGAAGCCGAACGACGAGGCCAGCGACGGAGACGCCTACATCTCCTGGGCCGGCGTCGAGCGGCACGATCCGGTGCTGAGCGTGACGCCCCGCGACCTGGGCCACTGGGAGACGATCGGCGTGGGCGGTCTGCAGGTTACCGCCTGCCTGGCCTACCTGCGCAAGAAATCGGCCGACCTGGTGGGCAACGTGGCCGACGCCAACGCCGAGCATATTCTGTTTTCCGGCACCGACAACCCCTGCGGCATGGCCACGCTGGAGCAGAGCAGCGACGGCAGCGACGGCGCGGCGCAGATCGCGTTGCGGGTCGGCTTGCGAATCTCCGACGCCGCCAGCGCGCATCCGCTGACTCTTAACACGGCCACGGCGATCGCCTGAGACTAATCCGTTCACCGAACCAATATTTAATCGAGCGAAACAATGAGCACCTACAACATCACGCGGGCCTGGTCGATGGCCGGCGAGACCCTTTCGCAGGTCGAGCAGATCACCGCCGGGTCCGAGATCCGCATCGACGAGTCGATCCCCGACGAGAGCGCCGATCTGCTGGTCGCGCTGGCGCTGGACGTTACGCAGATCAAGGCGCTGCACATCGAGGCCGACCAGGATCTCACGCTGGAGACCAACGACGGCGCGGCCCCCGACGACACGATCGCCCTGAAGGCCGACGTACCCGTGCAGTGGACCGCCGACGGCGGGCTGACCAATCCGCTGGGGACCGACGTCACGGCCCTCTACGTCACCAACGCCAGCGGCGCGGCGGCCACGCTCCGATGCCGCTTCCTGGTCGACCCGACCGTCTGACCGGTATTTCGCACGAAATAACCAATCCCAAATCCGAAATCCAAAATCCGAGAATCGATGGCCCCTCCGCTCTATTTTTTGCCGAAGACGACGGTCGCCGAACTGGCCCCCGGCGGCCGGCTGGACCACCGCGTAGTGGCCCGCTTCGGTCTCGATCGCACGATGGCCGACGTCCGCGCGATCGAGACCGACGCCGCGCTGTTCGAGCTGGTCGGGGCCGGCCCGGGCGGTCTGCCGGGCTGCCTGTTCTGCGCCTTGCCCAGCTCGGGCGCGGCCCCGCCGCGCGTGTTGTACGCGCCCGGCGGGCAACAGTGGCAACAGGTGTCCTGCGGCGGCGATCCGTTCTGGGTCTCGGCGGACAAGGACCATCCGCCGCGGGCCGAGGACCTGGTGCGGCGGAAGACGCTGGGGGGCTACCGGATCGAGATGGCCGATCAGATCTGGGTGGTGCCGGTGATCCGCACCCCCGACGGCGGCCACGGCAACCTGCCGTGCCACTGGGAATACGACGAGCACGGGAAAATCGTCGAACGGCTCAAGGCAGAGTACGAGGATCTGTGGGAGCGCTTCGGCGAGGCGGTGGGGATGTTCGCGCAGGAGGGCGGGCAGTTGGAGATGGACCGCACCGAGGCCGCCGATCTGTGCGTCGCCGCGCTGGCGATCAATTACCGCGTCGGTCCGGTCGAGCAGAACCTGCTGCACCTGATCGACAGCGAGACTTGGGCCGGCGTGCTGGCGGCGGCCGTCGATTACCTGGCCTTCCGAGACTTGTTCCCCGCCGCCGAGCAAAAAAAAACTGCCGAGACCTCCGCCGCGACCGCCGCGGCGACCGGGCCCGAATCGACCGATACCTCGCCTGGGTCGCCGGCCTGCTGCCCGGCTACCGACCCAGCCGGATAGAGCTGATGCTGGCCGCCCGCGGCCTGGGCCGCCCGGCCGTGACGACGAACAACTATTACGTCGTGAGGCGCTGACGCGATGAACGTCAAGACCACATTCACCAGCGACTCGAAGCAGTTGGAGGCCACGCTCCACAAGCTGGAGCGTCAGAACACCAAGCTGATCGAGCAGAACCGCCGCCTGGCCGGCGAAAGCCGCCGCGCGTCGGCCGCCGCCGGCAAGCAGGCCGACTCGGCCGGCCGGGCCGCCGACCGGGCCGTCGGTTCGATCGCCCGGATGGCCGCCGGCTATCTCTCCATGCAGGCGGCGATAAATCTGGTGGTCCAATCGCTCAAGGACAAGGAAGTGCAGGAGGCCAAGTCCCGCGACGCCACTCTCTCGGTGGCGGACGCCCAGATCAAGGCCCTGCGAAACCTGGGCCCGGTCGCCGCCTCGGTGCAGAAGGATTTCACCGATCAGATCGCCAAAATGGCCGCCGAGACGCCGGTGGCCGGCGGCGAGGCCACCCTCTACAGCGCCGCATCGACCGGGCTGTCGGCCAGCGGCGGCAACGTCAAGGCCACGATGGACGCCATCCGGGCGGCCGTGGCGATCGCGCCGGAGTCGGCGCAGGAGATCGAGGCCATATCCGGCGCGCTGCTGCACCTGGGCAAAGCCACCGGCACCTTCGACGCCGAGAAGAATCTCGGCTTCCTGCTCGGCGTCGGCCAGCAGGCGGCGGTGACCAGCACCGAGAAGATCGCCGCCAACCTGGCCCCGGGCATCATCGGCGCCACCGGCTACGGCGGGACCGCGCAGGAATCGGGCGCGATTATCGCCGCCTTGACCCAGGGCATGGCCGATCCGGAGGGCCGCAAGGCGTCCACCGCTGCGGTGAACATGGCCAAGCAGTTGGAGGCCTTCCTGCCGGAGAAGACGACCTACAAGACGGAAGAGGACAAGAGGACCGGCAAGATCACCAAGGTCGCCGACGTGGAGGGGACCGGGCTGCGGACCACGGCCGAGCGGATCCGCTACATGCAGGAAAACGCCGAGGCGCGCCAGCGGTTCCTGGCCCAGGCCACATTCGAGACCAAGGCCCAGATCCCGATCGAGCAGCTCCTCGGCGCGACCGAGCGGGGCGACGCCACGCGTAAGTCGTTCGAGGAGGCGTTGCAAAAAATACCCAAGGCCGAGGACGCCGGCCAGATCGCCCGCGAAATGGCCGAATCGGTCAAGCGGCCGTTCCAACAGCAGATCGCCGGCCAGCAGCGGGCCGCCGACGCACTGGCCGACTCGCTGGATCGCGACGAGGGCGGCCGCGCTCGCGCCAAGGCGGGCGTCTACAGCGTCGAGAACCTCGACAAAATGCTGCAAAAGTCTGGGATGGGATTCATCGCCCGCACAGCGGAGGCGATTGATTACCGCGTGCGACGGAAGCTCGGCGACACCGCGAAGACGGCCTACGGTGCGGTGGCGAAGCGGCGCGCGGTCGCGCTGAGGCGGCAGGGCCGAACGGAAGAGGCCGAACAGATCGAGGCCGAATGGGGAACGCGCGCCGACGAGCGTTATCGCGTCCCGGGTGCACAGCCGATCGGTCGCCAGTGGGAGCGCCAGCCCGAGCCGATCGCCGCGCCGGCTCAGCCGGCGGTCGCGATGCCCGAGCCGATCGCCGCGCCGGCTCAGCCGGCGGTCGCGATGCCCGAGCCGATCGCCGCACCGGCTCAGCCGGCGGTCGCGATGCCCGAGCCGATCGCCGCGCCCGATCCACGCGGCCGCGGTCTGTGGGACCTGATGCCGCCGGAGAATAATCCGCCGGCCGCGGCGCCGAACCAACCGGCCGGCGAAGACCAGGCGGCGCTGCTCCGCGAACAGAACAGACTATTGGCGAAGATCGCCGCCAATACGCGGCGGACCGCCGGGCGATCCGCCCGGCCAGATCCGGCCGCCGTGGCCGCCGGCCGCACGATCCACGGAGAGGTCGTCGCATGAACCGCATCGGGCAATTCCTGTTCCTCGTCCTGCTCGGCCAGCCGGAGGTCCACGACAAGCAGACGGTATCGCTGGTCTCCCGGCCGGGCGTCGACGGCGTCGGGCTCTGGCTCCGCGGCTCGCGCGGCCGGCAGTTCACGATGCGCTCGAAGGTCGATGCGGTCAACCTGGCCGCCGCCCGCGCGCTGTACGCCCAGTATCACGGCCTGGTCGGCGAGGACCCGGTCGAGATGGTCTGGGCCGGCTGCTCCAGCACGGCCGAGGGCTACAAGGTGGCGGTGATCGACGTCCGCCCGGTCGGCGTCCGCGGGATTCTCGGCGGCGTCGGCGGCCTCCATCCGCCCAGCCGGGGCTGGGCGGAGTACGAATGGGACCTAGTGGCGATCGATGACAATCCATAGCTGAAAACGAAAGGAACAAACCAATGTCCACACTGACCGCGAACATGCAATTCTCGCTGTCGGTCAACGAGGTGTTTTCCGCCGCCGAGTGTCCCTCGGCCGGCGATCGCACGCTGGTCCACAACCAGTTCAACGAGCTGGTCAGTTTTTCCGCCAGCTCGACGCCGCCGATCAGCCAGGTGTTCGCCAAGCAGTACACCGGCACGCAGAACCTCGACCTGACGGCCCTGGTCAAGGATATCGGCGGCACGATCGACTGCACTGGGCTGAAGGTGCAGGCCATCCTCTTGAATAATCTCTCGACGACAGACGAGCTGATCGTCTCCGACGGCGGCGCCAATCCTTATTCGCTCAACGGCGGCGACGACAAGGAGGTCCCGCCGGGCGGCCGCTGGCAAGAGTATTTCGCCGACCAGTTGGCCGACGTCGACGCCACTCACCTGGCGATCGACATAACGCCCGCCGCCGGCGAGCAGTTTCAAATCATTATGATCTTCGGGTAACCGACGAACAATAATCCGGACCATCTTCCAGATAGGAGCCATACCATGGCCAGCACGGTTTACAACGAATTCAAACGGGGCAACGCGGCCGGCGAGATCGACCTGAACGCCGACGACATCCGCGTGCGGCTGGTGATGAGCAACACCACCTGCGACACGGAGAACGACGCGATCGTCAACCTCGACGACTTCAGCACGATCGACCCCTGCGACGGCGCCAATTACGTCGACAAGGCGTTGGCCAACGAGGCGGTCAACAAGGATGACGGCAACGACCGAGCGGAGTTCGACGCCGACGACGTGACTTGGACGGCGCTGGGCGTCGGCACGCGGCAGACCGTCGGCGCGTTGGTCTACAAGTACGTCGACGGCACGGACGCCAACGACATCCCGATCGCCTTCATCGAATTCGCGGCCGCCGTCACTCACGACGGCACGGATTTCAAGATCCAGTGGAACGACGAAGGCATTTTGAACTTGACCTGATCGCAGACCGAGGCGACCACCAAAGTAACCTTTTCCGAGGCGGCGTAATCTTACAAGGAACGACAATATGGCAATCCCAGAATACAAAATCGTCGGCACTCGCAGCGATAAAGACGGTCGGCTGCTGGTCGCTACTCGGATCGTCGGATATCCCAGCGAGGAACTCGTGTTCGACGCCGATCCGGACAAGTGGGAGGTTCCCGGCGATCTGGCCGCATCGATCGAGGCCGCGATCGAAGGGCCGGAATATGACGAGCCGAAACAGGTCGACCCGGAGGCCGTGCCGCCGCATTTCTTGCAAATGCTGCAACAGCTTGTTGATGGCGTCGAGTCGGGAAAAATAGCTAAGAACGCCAAAATCCTGCAACTGTTTGTCAGCAAACTCAAGGTCAATGATGATCTCAGCCCTATTGTTAAGTAGCCTGATCGGACAAGGAATGCCGCTGCAAGACCCTGCTTTGCCGGGCGTTGCGATGGGCAGTGGTGTTCCGTTCCGCGAACCATTTCTGAAACACAGGGAATTGGTCTGGGATGAATCAATGATGTTCGACGATATGGCCGAGCCAGCGGAACCGCTAGTATTGTTCCGCAACCCGAAAGAAGAACAATTACACGAACGCAACATGGAACGGATGCGAGTTGAAATTGATCGTCTTAGATTCATGCTCGACATAATTACGATGGGAATATTCGTAGGCAGCATGCTGATTCTTGCATTGGTGGTTGGCACGTTCGGAGCAATTTTACACAGATTCCGATTACCGCCGGAGGAACGGGAACCGCTGACATTTCGGTGGTCGCGGCCAGGTCCAAACGGTCAAACAGTGCGGAGCAAATAAGTTATGCCTCATTACGAATACGACACTGAAAATGCGGATCGTGACCTAACCAGTTTGGTTACGGTCTTGACCGATACGCCGGATGCTGATTTTCCAACGTTGTGTTATGTGAAGTTGTATCTGGGTGACGGCGTGAAAGACCTTGACGGCACGGGCGGTGATTTCCTTTTGATAATCAAGACCGGCGGTGTTATTTTTGACGGGGGTGCCCAAGTCAAAACGGTAGGGGCTGGTGTTGAGCGGTTGTTCTGGCAAAGCGTCCCTTTCTCCGTAAAGGCAAACGAAGAAGTCATTGTACAGGTGGAATCGCCTAACATTGACGACGATGACGTAGACGTGACAGCCTACCTGTTTGGCGATGGTGCGGAAGTCGAGGGACGACATTTCAAGTTTGTCTCTAATGATTCATCGCCAGCAATGGAATTGGAGAATTCTAGCACTGGCAAAGGTCTTACCATTGAAACGCTTAGTGGAGTAGGAGCACTTATCCACTCAACCTTGAATTCTGGAATGGAGATTCAAACCGATGCTGCTTATAGTGCTGGGTTGTCTGTGACTGGAACAGACTCAGACGGTATTGGCCTGTACGTTGATGGTGGCTTGGTAGGTATATTTGGAACAGGTGGTAATACCGCTCTGGAGTTGGAGGGTGTTGCATACGGCATATATGCTTATGCTAGTAGTGGAACTGCCGTTGCTGCCGCAGGTAGTTCCGCAGATGCAGCACTGTCTGGCACGCACACCATTGAAGACGGTAGCGGGAACAATATCGTTTTTGATTCCAACATAGAACAGATTGATACAAACTCGGCGGCCGCCACTGCCTTGCTGGCAATGTGCAATGCAACGGCAGTTTCGACGGTCAACGATGGTTCAGCAACCACGACATCTTTCATTACATCGTTAACCGAAGCCAGTGACGACCACTACAACGGTTGCGTGTTGGTGTTCTCCAGTGGAGCCCTGCTCGGACAGAGCAGACGCATTTCAGACTACGCTGGCGCGACGAAAACAGTCACGCTTGAATCGGCATTGACCGAAGCTCCGGCAAACAGCGTATCGTTTATAATCCTTGGGAGAATCGAGTCATAGTATGCTTGGATTCTTTCAATATTTTTTGGGAAACGCTGCTACGGCTACAACCGTGGAGCCTACTCCCGCTTCCGCCGCGTGGTCGGTTCCGGCTCCGTCGTTTCCGAAGACAATCAGCCCGTCGCCGGCGGCCGCCGCCTGGTCAGTTCCGGCTCCGTCGTTTCCGAAGACAATCAGCCCCTCGCCGGCGGCCGCCGCCTGGTCGGTTCCCGCTCCGACGTTTCCCAAGACAATCAGCCCGTCGCCGGCGGCCGCCGCCTGGTCGGTTCCGGCCCCGTCGTTTCCCAAGACAATCAGCCCGTCGCCGGCGGTCGCCGCCTGGTCGGTTCCCGCTCCGACGTTTCCCAAGACAATCAGCCCGTCGCCGGCGACCGCC